TATGATTTATAATTCCAATTTGCAAAATTAGTTGCGTTGTCGCAAACATCGACAGATAGTGAATTACCTAATGTGCCTGGATATCGTGCCACAAAAGCACCATAAGTATTTGCATTGTTAGCTGACAAATAAGAAGCTTCAAATACATCTGAATTTTTAATTTGAATATTGGTGGCAGAAGCAACAGCATTGTTACTTGTTGAACCAATAGAACGAACAACACTTAGATTATTACCATACGCCAAGAAAGAAGCGGCTGTAAAGAAAGATGTTGCAGAATTGGAATTGGGTTTACCGAATGTGTTAATTAAATTTAATTCATTATCCACTAGGATAATTTTGTCTGCAGGACCCCATGCAAAGGTTCCAGCAAAAGCACCGGCCGTAGTTAAAACCGAAGGAACGACTGTTGTTAAGTCTACTTCGGAAACATTTACGCCTGGAGAGAGTTGAAACGCCATTTTATTCTCCTTGAATTATTATGTGTTCTTGGCAGTTAAAATACCATACTGATATTTATGATTCATAGGATTTACAAGTCCCTAAAGAAACTACGGTGATATGCTGAATATGTATCACCGCCACCAGCAACTTCCCATACATCACCGCCTTCTACCATGAAATCAGTCTTTAAACCATCTTCAATGATGGGAGCGGGTAAAACTTCTTCATCCAATTGATTCATATTTTCCAACTGAATCTGTTTTCTCAAGTCATGGTTAACGATTTCTCTAAAGTATTTTTGAGTGGTTGCCCATGCAAAAATAACTAAAGTCATTACCAGGTCATCATTTGCACCATCTGCGGCCGCAAAAGATGTTTTATGTTGTTCAAAGGTGGTTAATTCAGAATAGGTATCAAAGTCATTAATCAATAACTTATCACCTTCAATCAAAGTTTTAAGGTTGGAACAACCAACCTGTTTGACTTGTGGTGACATTTTAAGTCCCATCTGAACACCACGAGCAAATCCAGCTGACAGTTGTTGTGGTTTTTTGTTACCTGTAAACACTTTAAGTAAATTTTCGTATTCTAAATCAGAGTGTATAAAGTCTGCCACCTGTGGATTGTTATTAATTTCAACCAAAACATAAGCATCATTGTAAACCCTAGCAGCATTGACAATCACCGTTGGGAATAGAATAGGTGATATTGATGAACTGGCATAAGTTGCAACCTGTCTGTATGGTGTGGAAGATATATCAAATATAGTAAATGCAGAGGAGTCTAAGTTCTTGCCTTCTGAAACATCCACACAAATACAATATAGATGGTCTGATTTGGCATCATTTACACCTTCTTTGATAGGATGTTCATAGATTTTCATCTTATCATGTTCTGCAATTGGATTGATATATCTCAATTGTTGTAATTTGTAACCAGAGATAAGGGTATTAGAAGAACCTAAGAACTCTGTTTCAAACTCTTGTGCAAACTGCCTCTCAGAGGTGTTTCTAATAGTTTCTTCTTTCCAAGCATCGTCACGGCCTGGTACCATTGACCAATGAATCTCAAAGTTTTTGTAATTGTTTCGTCCTTCTAATGAATCCATCCACAATTTATAGAATAGATTCATACCATTTGGTGTGGAAACAATGATAATCTTTGAGGACTTACCAGATGAGATTACCGGATAGACTGAGTTAAAGAACTCATTGGCAATATTGTTTGGTACGAAAGCAAATTCGTCTAAGAATACAATGTTAAAAGAACCACCTCGGATTGCTGAGGATGATGTGGAGGCCGCAATAACCTTAGACCCGTTCTCTAGTTCTACATTACCCTTGTTCCATGTCACCACACCTTGTTGGAGCCATTGTGGTAAATTCTCGTATGCCAGTTGGTATTTGGCTAAAATATCACGAGCCAGAGAACCTTTGTTTGCCAGTACCGCCACATTCTGTGAATCGGTAAAGATAGTTGCCCAAAGAAGGTAACCAACTGTTGTGGTAGTTTTACCAACCTGACGAGGACATTTAGTGATAACGAAACGATTATCTTTAAACAGATTAATCATTTCTTTTTGAAAGTCCCACATCTTAAAGTTAATGAGACCTTCATCCACGTTTACAATCTTAATGTAATTTATACAAAAGTAAACTGGATCTTTAGAACACTTTACATATTCTTCAATCTGTTCTTTGGTATACTGATGGTCAACACCTACCTTTTTAAGTAGGGGGTTATCACGGTACGAATCTTTAGTGTTCATTGAAATAGATTTTCAATCTTTATTTTGGCATGAGGTGAATTTTTGTCACCGTGATAGTCGGTACCAAAGTGTGTTACCCATGTGTCGGAGAAATTATTTAGTGGTAACATACACCTGTGGCCAAATCCTACAGGAATGTTTACAAACATATTACCTAAGTTGGCTGATTCACGAATACCCCATGAACCTTTTTGACCAAAAGAAAAATAATCAGAGTTAATATGTTCTTCTACCAATTCTTTATCCATAATAAACATACCTTGATATGGATCGGATAGTGAAACAAACTTTTGACCTTCTACTGTAATTGCTGGCCGGTGGCCTTGATGATGTGTGCAATCTAATGAGAACACTTCACCATTTACTTTTTGGACTCGGTGAATGGCAGGTATAAACTTTAGATTGTTACGCTGAAAGAGTTCTCGTGTTTTAACCCAATAATCAAATGTTTTCTTTTCTACTTCAATGTTACCTTCAAGGTATGCAAAGTGTGTATAGTCTGATTCAAGAAACTCTGGCATATACTTCTTATGTTCCCATGTGTGCCAGTATGGATGTTCTAAATCTACAACATGAATAGGTAAACTAGAATCAAAATTAACATTACTGTTAATAATGAGTTTGATGTTTGGTATAGCAGATAATGTTTTTATTACTTCTTTGAACCGCTCTAATCTTTCTTCAACATAATAAAAACAAACATTCACCCAAAGTTTCATTCTTTTCCTTTGATTAGTTTATTCAATTCTGCGGTACTACCAACAAAGATGGCTTTGTCAATATTGGTACCAGATTGTTTTTTCTTATCTTCATCCATCTCACGCATTTGTTTTTGAATAGATAGAAGTTCTTTATTGGCATCTACCATATTCTTTAGTAGACCACCATAGACTTCAAATGCTCGTGGATGTTGACCAGCTTTGGCAATGTTAAGTATTTCTTCCATGGCTTCTTGGCCTTGGTCAATGATACCTTGTAGATTTTCTTTTGATTGTTGATAGGCATCAGTCAAATCTTGTTTCAAATCTGGTTGATTGTATTTGGCCGACACCACAGGAAGTTTTTCTTTTTTAGAATCTTCAATTGGCATCACATCAAATATTTCGGATAAATTTTTATTCAAGTCGTTCATATAATATTCAAATTAAAAAGGCTTAGTTGCACTCTGTGTAACTGTGCCGTTGTTTGTGACAGTTTGGAGACCAGCGGAATCTGTGGTCACTACTGCACCTAACATTAGGTACTTAGTGTCGCTCAAAACAGTCAATGGTGCTATTGGTGCTGTAACTGTGGCACTCGTGCTGTTATAAACTGCTGTGCCTACGGTGGCACGGAAGTTGGTAATAAAACCTGGCCAATAACCACCATAAAATTTGCCTACGTTGTTGCAGACGCCTGAGTAATTGAGATTGTTGACTTGTGTACCACCGCTGATACTGGTTCCGCCCGAGCAACTGGTAGCACGGCTACAGGTTACTAATGAACTGTTATTGACAAAAGTACCTACCCACATGGTTTCTACTAAAGTGCTGGCATTACGATTCAATATGATGTAATGCCATTGGTTGACTTGTAAGGTATTGGTGGGAAAATTATAAGTTCTAACACCGCCGCCACCATATGCATCCAAAGTAAATGACTGTGCATCATTGGTGAATAGGCTCAGAGCATTTGTGGCTCCGCTGGGGTGCTGTGGAGCAACCAACGCTCTTGTGGCGGTATAGTTGGCATTGTTGTAGAACCAACCTTCTATGGTATACGCTCCTGTACCTATTGCAAATCCCGGTGACAGGCTGAGAAATTGGCTGCTTCCATTGAACTGCAAACTACCAGCTAATGCTGTGTATATAATATTAGTAGGTGTAGCTTGTCGAACATTACTGGCCATCATGGCCATCATACCACTCATTACGAAACTCCAGTACCGTTAATGAACCATGTGTTTGCTGCAACTTGAATTAATGAAGCCATACCATATGTAGTAACATTTCGTGAAGCGCTTGTTGTGTTACCAGCAAGATACATTGTCACACCAGTATTTGGTGATACGGTTACATTGGCACCTGATGATGTTCTTGAAACAATCATAATGGTTGTTCCATTTGAAAATGCCACATTAGATGTTGTTGGAATGTATAGTATTGTATTAGATGCTTGAGTGTAATAAATGTGTTTACCAGCATCAGTTAATTGTAAAACATAATTTGTTGACTGTGCATTTTGTGGAACAGTTTGAGCAGCTGAATTGGCTGAATTTCTAGCCACTTGGTCAATTGCAGTACCTGTAAATGCGGTGCTTTGAATAGATGAATTTGGAAATGTTAATGTGCCATCTGCGCCAAATGTCCATGCTTTTGATGTTCCTCCAGTATTGGCCCTAATACTAACACTTGTATCAGCGTATAAATCAGCAGATGTTGTTCCCATAAACAATGCAGTAGAATCATTATTAGTAGTTGTTAAATATGCGGAGTTGGCTCCGTAAGTATTAAAATCTAGTTTAGAATTTCCTAATAATCCACCAATTCGTCCTGTTACAGTTAAATTACCTACAACATTGGCACCATAAGTGCCAAGTTTCATCACAACATTATTGCTATTATATCCACCAGCAACAAACTTGGTTTCTAATCCAGCATAACTTGATGTTGTACCAATAATTAAATTACCACCAGATTGACCAATGGTACTGCCTTGCATCAACAAATAACCATCATAAGGTGTTAAAATTCTGTCAAACGATTGTGAGTTATGTAAACCTAAATCAATAAAAAAGTCTGTGTCGGTACCATTATCAGCAGTAACAACATAATCTGCTGAACCTTGTGGATTAATATTTTGTGAATTAACTTGAATATATGATGATGAATTACTTGCAAACTGAGCAACTAAATGTGGCAACACAACAGAACTACGGGCAGCAAGACCTGTGAGTAATGTGCCATCAAAAATGGCGTTGTTTGCCTCAACAGCATTTGATATAAATGTATTGTTTGTAACACTAAGATTATTAGAGATTGTAACATTACCTGTAATTGTTCCACCAGATGAACTATACTTTGTATTTGAATTGTTG